TTTAGCCAGCGCACAGCACAGCGCTCGCCGCCGAGGCAGACGTCGCCCGCATCTTCGGACTAAGAACAGGAACTAACTAATGGGCCTGCGTGGCATCGGTGCGAAGCCAGTCAACAAGCGTGCGATCAATGTTCCCAATAAGAACAATGATCCGCGACCGTGGCTCAAGCGCGGCTTGTCCCGTGCCGACCGCGTCATAAAGTGGATCGAACACCTCACCATCACATCGGGTTCGCAGGCGGGTCGCAAATTCAAGTTGCGCCCTTGGCAAAAGACGATTGTCCGCGACATCTACCGCACCGACAAATCGGGCAAACGCATCGTGCGGCAGGCGTTGATTTGTCTGCCACGCAAGAACGGTAAGAGCCAATTGGCTTCGGCGCTTGCGTTGTGTCATCTGGCTGGTGTCGAAGCCGTGGAACGCGGGCAGATATATTCGGCCGCGGCTGACCGTGCGCAGGCGACCTTGGTGATGAAAGAAATGGTTGCGCTAGTCCGTGCCGATGCGGAATTGTCCGACCGCATCATCATCCGCGAGCATGCGAAAACTTTGGAAGATGAAAAGACGCGCTCGACCTATGCCGCGCTTTCGTCCGACCATCGCAAGGCGCATGGACTTGGTCCATCGGTTGCTATCTGTGATGAATTGGCGCAATGGCGCGGTCGCGAACTTTACGACAATCTCATCACTGGCACGGGCTCGCATAATGAGCCGTTGATTGTGTGTATCAGCACCATGTCGCCCGACCCGAATTCGGTCATGTCCGAACTTGTGCGCTATGGTCAGCAGGTCAACGCGGGCGAAATCAGCGACCCGAGCTTTCACGCCACCATCTATGCGGCGGAAGAAAAAGCTGACCCGTGGAGCGAAGAAGTTTGGTTCAAATGCAATCCCGCGCTTGGTGATTTCCGCAGTCTGGATGAAATGCGCGTTGCTGCCGAACAGGCGAAGCGATTGCCCGCGCGCGAGCCTGCATTTCGGCTTTTGTATTTGAATCAGCCAGTCGATGCGGCGACACACTTCCTGAATTCAGCCGATTGGCTCGCCTGTGTTGGCGAGATTGATATGGCCGCGCTTGCGGGCGAGCGTTGCTATTTGGGTCTGGACCTGAGCGCGACAACGGACCTGACCGCGCTCGCCGCATATTTTCCAGACGGCGGCGAACTGTTGTGCTGGTTCTGGTACCCGCAGGAAAATCTCATCGAGGCCGAACGTCGCGATAACGTTCCCTACACACTGTGGGCGCGACAGGGTTTGCTGGAAACCTGTCCTGGTCGCGCCATTGATAAAGGCTTTGTCGTGCGTCGGCTCGCAGAGCTAACCGCCGATTATAAGGTCGAAAGCTGCGCGTTCGACAGATGGGGCATTCACGAGTTGAAGCGAATTATGGCCGACGAGGGTGTCAAGATTGAAATGCAGGAGTGGGGTCAGGGGTGGAAGGATAGTTCGCCCGCGCTGGCGGCTATCGAAACAGCCGTGTTGCAGGGCCGTCTTCGGCATCAGGGTCATCCGATCATGCGGTGGAACGTCGGCAACGCGGTTGCCATGACCGACCCTGCGGGCGGGCGGAAACTGGCCAAGGACCGTAGCATTGGCCGCATTGACGGGCTTGTGGCGGCCAGTATGGCCCTTGGTCTCGCTGCCCGCGTTCCGCCTAAGCGCCCGAGCGTTTACAGCACCCGTGGGGTTCTGACGGTCAACCCGTAGTGGATTACGGGGTACCTAGCCCTATTTGTGGTAGTATGCGCCTAATGAACTGTCCACTATTGGACCTCAGTGCAATTCTCTAGACGTCTAGAGAAATCAGTTGGCCCGCCGTGAGGCGCGCCTGTTCCCCGCTGGGGACGCCCAGCCAGATGGAGGCCGACATGGCCAAGCTCCACGAGTTGCAAGAGAAGCGCGCCGCGACGGTGGCGGCGATGCGCGAAATTAATTCCCAGTGCGAAACCGAGAAGCGCGACTACTCGGACGCCGAGAATACCAAGCACAAAGAACTGAAATCAGAACTCACTGGCCTCGACAAGAAAATCGAGGTCGCCCGCGATTTGCAGGAAGCTGAAAGAAGCGCACCTGCCATTCTGCACAGCGGACGTCTCGGCGATGGTCAATACGAAACGCGCGCGCGACAGTTTAGCTTGCTCAAAGCAATCAATGCGCGGCTTGGCGACGTTGATGTCGATGCCGGTTTCGAGCGGGAAATTTCGCAAGAAGTTGTGCGCCGCAGTGGCCGACGGTTTAATGGCATCCCGACGCCCGACCAATATTTTGATATTGAAAAACGGACGCTGCTCGTCGGTTCAACCGCCGCTACACTGTTTCCATTGTCGCATCGCGACGACCTCTTTATTGATTCGTTGCGCGCCCGTCTCATTGTTGGCCAACTCGGCGCTACTATTTTGGATAACTTGGTTGGCGACAACGAAATTCCCCGACAAACGGGAAGTTCGACCGCGCAGTGGGTTTCCGAAGATGCCGCATTGTCGGAAACCGATGCGACTTTCGATGATATTACGCTGAGTCCAAAAACCTGCGGCGCTGTGACCTCGTTCAGTCGGCGCACGTTGATTAATGCGCTGCCATCGATTGAAAATATCGTGCGCAATGACCTCGCGTCCATAATAAGCAACGAAATCGACAAGCAGGCAATGCTTGGCACGGGCGCATCGAATACGCCGACTGGCGTGGCCAACGCATCGGGCATCAACTCGGCGACTCTGGCAACGCCGACCTGGGCGCAGGTACTGGCGTTCGTCTCTGCCATCCAAGGCTCAAACGCCGAAATCGGCAGCATGGCATGGGCGATGGCACCGCGCTCGGTAGCCAAGCTACGCAGTACTGTGCGGTTCGCGACGACCGATAGCGTGACACTGATGGAGTCGGTCAACACCATGGCTGGCTATCCTGTCGCCGTCTCGACCGCCTTGAGCGGCCTCGATTCTCCCGATGTGAATACGGTACTGTTCGGCGCGTGGTCGCAATTGCTCGTCGGCTATTGGTCGGGCATTGATATTCTGCCGAATCCGTATGACTCCGTCAGTTATTTGCGCGGCCGCGTGATGATTCGTGCAATGCGCGATGTCGACGTGGCCGTTCGTCATGGCCAGAGTTTCGCCAAGGCAACAAATCTGCCGACGTGATGAACATGGAACGCCGCGCCTTTGCCGCAGAACTGCGCGCCAAGGGCAGGCGTCTCGAAGGCTATGCGGCGACGTTCGGCACCGAAACGCGTGTCGCGGACTTCACCGAAACAATCGCGCCCGGTGCATTTCGCAATTCACTCGGCAAGGATGTCATCGCGCTTGTTGACCATGATGCCAGCCGCGTTCTTGCTCGAACAAAATCCAAGACACTGAGACTTGCCGAAGACGGCAAGGGCTTGCAATTTGATTTGGATTTACCCGACACCAGTTATGCGCGTGACGTGCTCGAACTAGTCACGCGCGGCGATGCTGGCGGCATGAGTTTTGCATTTATCCCGATTGACGAAATGTGGGACGGCGACAGACGCGAACTGCGTAGCGTAGTTCTGGTTTTAGAAGAAGGCATGAAATGGGAAAGTATCGGCATCAGTCCGGAAGATTCAGAATTGCTTGCCTCACGCCGGTTCGGGACTGAAATCATCGCGCGAATTTTCCGCGTGCCGTTGCCGCTGCTCGGCGATATTTCCAATGGCAGTTACAGCAACATCGTCGAACTCAATCGCATGTTCAGTACACACACGTTGACGCCGTGGATTGTGCGGCTGGAAAAGGCCATCGAACGCGACTTGCTATCCGACGAAGGCAAGCGAACGCACGTTGTCGAGATTGACCAAGACGACTTGCTGAGAGGCGATATGCTGACGCGCTGGCAGTCGTACAGAATTATGCGCGAGATTGGCGGCGCGAGCGCCAACGAAATTCGCGGTTGGGAAAAAATCAACAAGCGCACCGACCCCGGCGGCGATGAATTCTTGTCGCCGATGAACATGCAAGCCGAACAGACTGGCGCACCGAAATCGCCTGCCAACTAAGGACCTCAAAATGTGCGCGTTAATAAACACAAGGCGCATCGACTAAATGGTGCGTCGGTTGCAGTGTTTGCGAAAATTCTCGACGCGGGAAAGCCGACGCGGTTTCGCTTTGAAGCCGCCGTTCGTCATGGCATCCGTGTCTATCTCATATTGCACGGCGCGCGCTGGCAGGAAGCCGATGACAACGCCGCGCAAGTCATAAAGGCGGCATTTTGGAAACTGCGCATTCACAGGCCAAGCTGGGCCGAAGGGCAACCGCAATTCACCCACAACGATGGCGGCAGAGTTTTTTGCGCCAATGAAGCTTGCCAAAAACTTATCGAGCGTCAGTCATTGAAAGCGCTATTATATTGCAGCGATGAATGCAGACGGCGGGCAAAAACCACACGGTTCTATGCCGACCACGCCGAGGAATGTGCCGCCAATGCCAAGGCGGCACGCATTGCTGCCCGCGCAATGGGCGAAACCAGAGTATGCCCATGGTGTAACCGCGAATTTCAGGCGCTCGACTACACAGGCAAAAAAAAGCAGCGGTTTTGCAGCGTCAAATGCGGAATCCGATTTGCTTCCAGTTGCGCGGCATCGTGGCGGAAGTCGCAGTCGCAGCTGAAATATTGACAGGGCGGGCTAAATGGAGGTACTTTAAACAAATGTCAAAAGCCACATTAGCTGACCTAGCGACCATGACGTTGGCCGAATTGGCCACCCTCAGCGGTGCGACGACGATTGATATCCAGAGTTGGCTGAACCGCCAAAAGTTGACGACGCGCTATGCCAAGACACAACAGGGCAAGGCGCAGAAGTTCAATCGGGAGAATGCAGCAGAACTTTGCCTAATTGCTCGATTGGTACGCGCGGGCATATCGCCTGCCGAGGCTGCGCGGATGGTCGGAGAGCTATTCAAATTCCGCGAACCTTGGCTTCCCCACGGCTGGGTGGTTTTCCTGCCCAACAACAAGAAGCTTCCATTTATGGACTTCGATGATGCACCGACGGCAAAAGAACTCGACGTTCTCGATGAGAACGAGTGCGTCTATGTGTTGGTGAATGTTGGGCGTCTCGCGGATAAAGTGGCCGCGCATTTCGAACCCGATGAAGAAGACGTGACGCGATGACCGACGAGGAAATGAACAAGGTGGTGGACCGCCTGTTGTTTGCGGTGCTCACGATTCCCGTTAGCGAAAGGCGCGCCTTCGTCGAAAAACTTGCCGATTCAGTGCTCGCCGGTCTGGTGGCGAAGGGATACGGCGACGCGCAAATTCTGGTCGCGCGGCAGCAATTCACGCAGATGGTGGGGGCGCGGATGAAAACAATGCGCGCCAATATTCCGCACGGCGAGGGACATGCCTGATGGCGGGACGCCCCTGCACATTCGTTCAGCATGACTTGGTCCGCGCCCTGCTCGCGGCGAAGAAAGCTGGCATCGCGATACAGCGATTCGAAATTGAGAACGGCAAGATAACCGTGGTGACGGGCAAGCCTGAAGCCGAACAATCAAACGACTTAGACAAGTGGATGGAAAAGCACGATGCGCATTAGGCTGAGGGGAATCAATTGCGTCAGCAAGCGGCTGGCTGACGGAACGAAGCGGACCTATTGGTATGCATGGAAGGGCGGGCCATCGCTCGTTGGTGAACCTGGGACGCCTGAATTTATCGCATCCTACAACAAGGCGGTTGAGCAAAAGGTGACGCCGCCGAGTGGCATGCTGGTCAGGTTGCTGCAGGACTATCAGGCAAGCGACAATTTTCGCAGCCGCCGTGACCGCACGCGGCACGACTATATCCAACAAATCAAACGCATCGAACGCGACCTAGGCGACTTTCCATTGGCGGCACTCACCGACCGCCGCACCCGTGGTGTGTTCATGGAATGGCGCGACAAACTGGCGCTGACCTCGCGACGGCAAGCCGATTATGGCTGGCAAGTCTTGGCGCTGGTGCTGTCGTGGGCGAAGGAGCGCGGCAAGATTTCCGTCAATCCATGCGAGCGCGGCGGACGCCTCTATCGCGGCAATCGGGTCGATAAGATTTGGACCGACGCCGACGAGGCTGCATTCTTGCGGGTGGCCCCATCGCATCTGCGACTGCCGCTGTTGCTGGCATTGTGGACAGGGCAAAGGCAGGGAGATTTATTGCGCCTCACATGGTCGGCCTATGACGGAAGTCACATCAGGTTGCGGCAGTCCAAGACGGGCGCGGCGGTGCGGGTCAAGGTCGGTGCGCCGTTGAAGGCGGTACTCGACGCTACGGCGAAGGTCAGCCCGCTCATCCTCACTAGCACCACCAACAAGCCATGGACGAGCGGCGGCTTCCGCGCCTCGTGGCGTATTATGCAGGCAGCGGCTGGTGTTGTCGGTGTCACCTTCAACGATTTGCGCGGTACTGCGGTTACGCGACTGGCATTGGTCGGTTGCACCGAAGCTGAGATTGCCGCCATCAGCGGGCATTCTTTGCGCGATGTGCGCTCAATCCTCGATGCGCATTATCTGCACCGCGACCCGCAGCTTGCCGATGCCGCCATCACCAAATTGGAGAGGGGCAAGGCATGAGTAAATCTGTCGAAGAAATCCGTCGCTTGCGGCAAGAAAGACTAACCGCATACTACGAACGCAAACTTGCGGAGATTTTATCGCACATGAGGGGCCTAAAATCCGTCGTCCCCGTTGACGGCGTCGTCACCTACGGCACGGTGCGAATGAGCGTCGACGTTCGCGCAGAGCTCTTCCACGATCTGGAGAAAGAAGCTGACCGGCTGACTGAACAAGCACTGCGGGTCAATGATGCCTATTACCAATGGCCCGATGGTGAGTGGTCGCTGCGTGAATATAGAATCAAGGTGGGGGCGCAGCGTGAACAGAATCTCCCAACTAAGCTCCCAACTGATAACCGAGTATCTGCTGAGAAATGAGAAATGCCGAACGCAATCAACCGACTAAGCGATGAGGCTGCAAGCCTTAGCAACGGTGCATGAGTCCGC